CAACGGTTTATGGCCCTGTTTATGGCTTGGTGGGCTCTAAGTTTTTCTCAGGCGCTGACGTCATTCTTGGTCAATGGTTAACAGTATCAGACTGGGAAGACGATTCTCAAAGTGAAGACATTAGTGATATGATGATGAAATATTATGGTGAAGCTCCCGGGGTTGAAATCAATTTCCAAGACACGACGGTAATGATGCCCGGCTATTATATTTTTAATGATGATTTTGTCATTAGGAAGATGCTATCTACACTTCCTTCTTTTCAGACGCCCGAAGATCGACCGTCAACAACTTTGGTCAAAGAAGAAGCGCCTCCTTTATATTTCCCTATACACGTGGACAGGCAAGAATTCGATAGATTCGCTGCAGGCGGCGCGTTTGGGTTCGCTGAAGAGCTTGGGCTAGAGTCAGAGCTTATAACCTCTACATGGCTAGAAACAGCAGAAAAAAAACCAAATTTAGCCTTTCACCCAAAAGACGTTGCAAAAAATATGCAACACACTCATCAGTATTATGTTGATGAAAATGGCAACGGCTTCACAACGGCCACCATATCACAAGCAAACTATGATTATACTGCTTCTACTCTTCCAGATCTTTCTGGCATCAAGCTGCAGTGGTATAAAACAGACGAATTTCAGCTTAAAATAACACCTAGCAACCAAACTGGAACTTGGAATTTACAAAATGTAATAAAGTTTTCTGACCACAACTATAGGCCAACATGGCCAGATACCATTCAGGGTGTGCCAATTGAACAGGGCTATGGTTGGTATATGCCAGATCAGTATATAGAGCAAAACATAGAGGGAGATTTTCAAAGTGGCTTGAGGCCCTTTAAAAAATATAATGCGATTCGTCACCATGTACATCCAATAGTTAACTGGAGGGTAATGCCAATTGGAATTAATGTTTATGCGCCGAAACAGGGTACTTCTGGAGGCGATCCGGAAGTTTGGAATCCCAATTACCCGCTTATGTTCCCACCAGACGTAAAGTGGGTTCATGATCACATAGCTGACGATAAAATGTCGACATTGTATAGTAGAGAAAGTACGGCAAATACTTCTAATTCTTGGCAAAAGCGCGAAATTAAAAAAGACTCAACATGGAAAGAAAAGCCGGTACCCGGCGGCCTAATGTCCGCCGGCGGCTATGAGGATGTTAATGGCGATGATTTACGCGGCGACGTATATTTGGAAATGTTAGATTTACACTTAAACACTCAGGCGATAATGGCATTATATGGGCCAGATGGAAAACATAAATTCCCGTTGCACCCGCAAACATCTTTTCTTGGTGACCTACAGAGCAACCCAGGACAAACGCCATCAAATAAGGTTGGCGTTAGTCTGTTTTTAGAGCCGGTATATGCCAAAAAAGCATCACAAGATTGGGCAGACTTATTGGAACCGATGACGCCTGAATGGCAGGAGCTTATGAAGCCCTATTTGAAGAAGCACTATGGTGCGTTTCTTGAGGGAACCAAACTTTTTGAAGAGGGCACTGAATCCATGGAATTGCGCGAAACTGTGCTTTCTTGGGCGGTTGATTTATTTCATTTGCACCTAAAGAAAACACTGACATATACAGATGGGAATCAAACACTTGATAACATTCATTTAATTCCCAGCCGAAGACCGCAGTTGGCGCGCGGCAGAACTGCAGGCAGCCTTGAGGGCCTAGACCCGTATTTTTATATTAAAGGAGTGGACTTAGGTTTAGGTGAATATGAAGATCTTCTTTCAACCCCGGGCGACCTAGTTAATGAAGTTGACATACATGGCAAAAAAAGCATGCTTGGATTTGCATCTCCTTCGTGGGTTTATTCAAGCGGCGCCCCATCTGTTGCTGGCAAGATCGCTCATTGGGATTTGACACACACGATCAAGTGGCCTCCTGCGGTACAAAAAGAAAATCGTTCAATTGAAGCAAGATATAATTTTCACGATATACAATATGAAAAGTGGATAACTCATAACGCTGGAGAGTGGAGCACCGCCCTTATACCAAGCATTTGGCTTCACGCGATGATACGAGAGAACAAGGTGGACTTTTTAGGTGTCAACCCGGCAGGAGGCGGCTATGATTCTGATGTACTTAAACAGCTTATAAGTGCAGGTAATTATGATCTCACAGCCGGTAAGTGGACATATATTATTCCTGAAAAATATTGGTTACCCGGCGGCAAAAAGTCATTCACAGGTCTTCAAAATTATTTTGATGCGTGGGCAAAACAGCCAGGCGGCCTAATGGGCGCCCTAGTAAGTGATCGTGCTCTTAGAAAGGGAGAAAATATGTTATTTTGCAACAAAGATCTTCCAATTTTACAAAAATATGGAATTTCTAGTAATGCAAAATTAAACTTCCCAATGAACATTGACATCAGGTTTAAAGTTGCCGATCAGCCTGACAACAGAGAGTTTGCCTCCCTTTTGAATGAAAACGAAGTTGTATTTAGGAACTTAATGGGCCATTTGTTTCCGGAAGCTCATGAAATTGGCGGCGCGCCTAGTCCTCGCGATCAAACCATTGGTAGTGAAAACGCATTAAATTTTGCAAAGAAGGCCGGTTTGGGATATTATTGGGCACAGGGCCTGACCCAGGAACATAACGACATGTCGGTGAACGATACCGCGAACCAGGGCCTTAAGAAGGGGAACAGACTTAATCCTTACGGCACAGATTATGGAGGTCTCCCCAAGGGCGCCCAACGGTGGAATACAGGGGAGAATCCCGCTTTTTGGAATATTACAAACTTTTTCTACTGTGCTGGTAATTATGGTGCTTATTATTTTGATGATTGGAAAACTCCGCCAAACGGCAGCGGTAAGGGCGGGTATCCACCAAAGGTTAATGCTTTACAAATTGACAGCACTGCATACACTCAGGAAGATGTTTTTGAAGAGTGGGATCAAGAAGACAATTTGTCTAAGTTAGTGAGCTTCATAAGAAGCAAAAAGCGAAGTGTAAAAAACATTTTAGATGGAAAACAGGCATACTCAGAAGCGATCTTTTTTGAGTTGGAGAAGCATGATCATACAAATGAAGACAGATTCCAGCGATTTTTCTTCGCAATGCCAACAACGAAGGGTTCTGATAACAAATTTATACAAGACACTCTAGAATTTGTCGATACGCAGATAGAATATGGAAAGCCATATTTGTATAGGCTTTATGCATATTACATTGTTATAGGAAATAAATATCAATATTGGGATTATTTAAGCTTTATGACCGCAAAACTAAAAGCTGGGCGCGCCAAACTCGGCCCGGGCGCCACCGCTTTTCTTGGCGATAACGCACTTGAAGGTTATGTCGGCACAATACCAGAAGAAGCTGGTTTTTCCCAAGAAAACCAAAACAATCTTTTAATTTACCCATTAGAAAGCGATACAAAAACCCCTGACACGGAAGTTGTAGGTCAGTGGAAATTAATAAACCAGCCGCAGGTTTTCTTGGTAAAGAAGAGGGTTTGGGAATCAGATCAGATTAGTGTACGAGACAAACCTCCAATGCCACCCGATGTAGATCCTTTACCGCTTAAGGACAAAAAAGATAAAATGTTGTACTGGTTGGGGGTATCTCCAGGCGATATGATTGCCACTCCTAAACCAATATTGGAAGGGGATGAGAAGAAGTTTAAGGAATATGCGACATCACAAGGTCAAGATAAGGTTCAACTAGATAATGTAAAGCTTCATTTCAACACTGACGATCCGGTCAGGCGGTTTGATGTTTTTAAATTAGATTTTAAGCCAACAAGCTACAAAGACTTTGCACAGGGGCACATACCCTTAGAAGACGGCGACAATAATTTCATGGATACCGTTGAACCAAATAAAAAATATTATTATGTTTTTAGAACTATAGACATGCACGATCAGATTTCCAATCCTAGTCTTGTATATGAGGTGGAAATTGTACTTAATAGCGGCGCCGTATATCCAATAGTTAGAATCGCTGATTTTGAAAAAACTGCAAACAAGAGCAAGGCCAAGCATATGAAAAAATATGTACATATTGTTCCAACTATGGAAAATAGTATACCATTTGTGCCACCCGATCCGGATCTGGTAAAGTACCCAGAACGCGGCGCGCCAGAAAAAGCTTTTTCAAAATACCATGATACCGTGGGCTTATTTTCAGGATTCGAAGACAAACCAAAGTTTAAAATTAGATTCACTAGCAAATCGACAGGTAAAAAATTCGATATTAATTTGAGATTCTTACATGAACATACTCCGGGCCTGAAAGAAAATGGCACTTATGACGAGGGCAAAGTACTCTGTCCGGAGGGTTATGAATGGAACGACGTATCAGACAAGTGTGAAAAGAAAAAGTAGGCTAAAATAGAAATTTAGTTTTATATAGAATAATTAATTATTATCAACTAATTACTAGTTGAAGAGGAGAGAAAACATGGGGTTTTTAGATAACAGTGGCGACATCATTTTAGATGCGGTATTAACCGATGCCGGAAGAAAAAGAATGGCACAGGGAGATGGCAGTTTTAATATTGCTAAATTTGCTCTAGGCGATGATGAAATTGACTATTCACTTTATAGAAACTCAAATCACCCAAATGGTGCCCACCCAAGTGGAAGTGCCTATTACGACTTGGAGATAATGCAAACACCTGTTCTGGAAGCCTTTACTAATAACGCCTCTTCAATGAAAAGTAAACTAATGTCTTTCCCTGTGGGTCAATTGTTGTATCTTCCGATTTTAAAAGTCAACGATGGATATATCAAAGATGTCTATCAGAAGACACCAAATCACAATTGGCCATGGTCAGACACCACTAATCCAGCAAATTTGGCAGGAACATATATGGTTGCTGTTAATAGCGTTACAGCAAAAGCTTTTGAGCATAATACTATCACAGGAGTGATGAATGGTGCAAACCCTGCAGGTTCAGTTCAGCGAATTTGGATTGATCAGGGCATTGATAATGAGGATAAAGTTAACGGATTAGAACCTGGCCTCGTGGAAACCCAATATTTTATTGAAATTGATAATAGGCTGGGTAAGATTGTAGATATGGCAGGTGGCGCCGCGAATCACTTGTTTACAGACGATGATCAAATTGCAACATACGCAATAGATTCGAGCATGAGAAACTTTTACATGAACATGACGGGCAACAATAAAGAATGGGATGATCTGTCCGATGGGCCAATTCTCAAAGGAAAGGCGCGCGGCAGTTCGATTATGTTTAAAATTGCATCACAAAATGAAGTTTTACAAGGAAAACATCTTTTTGAACTTATTGGGCAAAAGTGGACAAGCGCCACATTCCCAACGGTAATTGGTGCATCGGTTGCATCTGAAATTGCTGCAAATAACCTAACGCAGGTTTCGACAGATGGAAAGTTGTGGTATATTGATTCACCAATTCGAGTAATCGGCAACTTAACTGGGTATAGATTAGATTTGGTTATAAGGTATGTTTTGTGCGAAACATGCTCGCTAACCGGATAAAAACTGAAAATAGAGATATAAAGGAGAATTAACATGCCTGACAAAATTGTAACTTCAGCAACAACTTTTAAGCCTTTTGCTGGAGATGACAAAACAAGCACAAGAACACTACTTCACGAGGCGATTCCAATCACCGGAGCGCTCTGCTCAGGAACATATAATGAAGGTGGAACAACAACAGAAACAAACATTAAAAACTATGCACATGGAATGTTCCAGACAATTTATGATTATCCATATTTAAGCTCTTCTTCAAATCATATTTTTGACATTACATGCGGCTATTCTTCTAATAGCGACTTGTCGGGCTCCGATCATGCTCAAAACGCGAAAAAGATAAACATGTACAATGTAATGGCTCAGCAATTAGCTGGTCACGATGTTACAGGTTCAATTCGAGAGTTCGATGAAGATGGAGATTTAACGGCCGGTACCAAGATACAAGAGTGTTATTTTGTTAGTTTTTCTAGACTTCTTGTTAAAGATGAAATTAAAAAAGGTTCATTCGAAATGAAGCTGGGAGTTGACGATGAAAGAGGGTTGGTGCCTGCAAGTAATCCGAATTTTAATAAGATAATTAGTATTGTTGACGCATCGGGTTCAAATAGTTATTTCACAAATTCTCCCGCGGGAGACTACGGTATTCTATACGCGACATCTTCACATGTAACTGAAGCAAACAATGCGGTTACGCTTCGAACAGACGAAGGAACAGGAAAATATATTAAGTGTGGCTTGCTGTATTACCAAGCGGGAATTGCTGTGCTCTCGGGGTCTATTTTTGAAGGAGCCATGGCGACAGCAACCCTTACATTCAGCGGCAAGCCATCTGAAACAAGAATAATAACGCTTACAGACGCTGATGGTACTGTACTAACCTTTGAAGTTGATGATGATGGGAATGGCACTGCTGGTGATAATATAGCTTTGGTTCCTGGTGGTAGTAGTGCTGCAGCAATGGCAACTGAATTGGCTGCTGAAGTTAATGGTGAAGCCACTTTAGGCATAACTGCAACAGTCCCATCTTCAGGGAAAGTTTTACTTACTATGGATGTACCTGGAGCAGTTGGAAATAAAGCAATTACTACTACATTCAACAATGTAACCGGCGATACCACCGCGTTCACTGGAGGCAGTGTCGGTCTGCTTAAATATGATGCATCCATCCAGGGCCCTGCCAGCACAAGCGAAGTTATCAATGCCGCTCTCACTGGCTCAACCATTGAAACTAATGCCGCCAATCTAAGAAACAGACTTTATAACATTAAGTTTAACAACACGACAGAATTAAACTCAACGCAATATTTCTGTAGAATAAACCACAATAGTTTTAATTACAGTGCGAATCCAACATATTTGACAGGAAGTAAAATCAGAGTGAGAGAAGATTTTGATGATCTTCCCATTTCGTACATAACCAGCGTTGGTTTATATTCAGCCGACAATGAGCTTATGGCAGTTGCAAAACTCTCAGAACCCCTAAAGAAGGATCCAAGCACAGAACTTACGATTCGTGTTAGATTAGATTATTAATTTGCAAACTATTTATAAACAATAGTTATTTAGGAAAAATCTGACATGCCCTATTATAAGTTTGAAGAAAATGATGTTTTCCATAATCGCATAAAAGCATATCCTAGCTGTGAGTTTATCATACACAGCGGTTCAACTTATTACAACAATAAACATGCTGTTGCAGGAGAATACAATGATCCTGTAAAACATGTCCCCGCAGGCCATATTAGTTTATATGAAATGAATATCGATAGGTTTGCTGCAGGGCACAATTATAGTGCACCAGTGCCTAAATATACAGAAGTTACCTTTGCGAGTGATAGTAAAAATGATTATGGTGGCAATTACGTGGCATTTTACCCCGCGGGAAAAATGGGTATCCACCAGCGCATTGTGTTTTGGTTCAATGATGGAGATGATTCAGCCCCTGATGTAGTGGCAGCAAAATTTGTTGAAGTAGATTTGTCTGCAGCAGGAGACGATACCGCTGAAGAGTTTTCAGTAAAATTTCAAGCAGTAGTTGCCGCTCAACCTGAGTTTGATGCGACTCTTGAGATCGGTGCAGTTGTTAGAGTGCTTTTGTTGGGCGTTGTGGGGGAATCCAACGCAGATCCCGAAACAAACATTTCCTCTGGCGTACTAACAATAGAAACTGTAATAGGAAAAGAGACTTTAATTTATCAATTTATTACAAAGAATGGGAGCTTCTCTTCTTTTAAAACTATTGACACTAACAAGTTTAATCAAGATTTTGTATATGGTGACATCATAACATCAAGTTACCCTTTGTCCGCGACAATATTAAGAGAATATTTTACAGAAGGCTTGCCTGGAAATATAAAAGTAGATCCAAAAGAACTGAACCATCCGCAAGTCGATGCATTAACTAAAGAAATAGTAATAGAAGAAGATCCAGATACTGGTATGCCCAAGATAGAAGAAAAGGAAGATGTACCAGAATTAGAAAAGAAACACCTGTGGGCGCTAAAGAACACATTTGACTATTATATACCGGTAAGTTATCATTATGCTTTTTCGTCACAATCTCTAGAACATGGCAGATCCGATGGTCAGATTTCTGATGCGCATGCGCCATGGAACAAGCTTGAACAAGAGTCTACATTAATAGATATTCCTTCAATTTTCTACGGAACTGCAATCAAAAAAGGGACTGCTGATTTAAGATTTTATTTTACAGGAGCTTTGATAGGCCAACTTAGAGATGAAAAACAAAATGGAGAGTTAATTCAAGTTGGGCCTCCCGGAAGCGTTGGGAGTGGAAGTGTCGCTGGTGTTGTTCTGTACAGTGAGGGTTTGTTTTTTCTAACAGGAAGCTGGGATCTTGGCGATGAAGTTACCGACCCCCGCGGCTCCGGAAAATACAAACCAACTGCGACTGAACAAAGTTCGGTATACTCTTCTAAGTGGATATATTTTGGAGCAGGTATGTCTAGCAGTGTCGATCTTTGGACTGACGTACATTACACCAGCTTAAATTCTTTAAACAGCTCTTCTTATAGTTTAGCCTTTTCTGGTACAAACTATATACCTACGGTTACAATGATGGCGCATGCCAAAAAAGGATACTTAAACCATTCTAATAACCCAACGTTTATCGAATATAATCAGTCTACAGGCGCATTAACAGGTACATTCAAGTACGAAGAGCCAGATAGTTTAATTATCAAAAACACAATTAGCAGTTCTTATTGCACAGATTACACTGCTAGCTTTAAAAAACAAACTTTTATTAGTAAAATAGGAATATACGATAAGGATAAAAATCTTATTGGTGTTGCAAAATTAGCAAACCCGGTTAGAAAATTAGAAACCGACGAATACACCTTTAAACTTAAGTTAGATATATAAAAAAATGATTTTAGGATTAGATATAAGCACTTCGATCACTGGAGTATCCATTGTTGATCGAAACAACGAATTAATATACTGTGAGGCATGGAGAACAGACAAGCCCAAATTGGCTTTTTTCGAAAAGCTTGACATCATCAAGGACAAAATATGTTATTTAAAATCTCAGTACCCCATTGAAAGTATTTTTGTCGAAGAGCCTCTAGGAATGTTTGCAGCAGGAAGAAGCTCTGCTCAGGTTATTTCAAAAATTCAAAGATTTAATGGAGTTGTCTGCTGGATGTTAAGGGAAACATTTAATATGGAGCCCAAATATATAAATGCATCAACAGCAAGAAAAAAATATGGCATAAAAATAAGAAGAGGTCAAAAAGCAAAAGAGATTGTATTACAGTACATTCTTAAAAATGAAAAAAGCTTTAAAATGGAGTATAATCGTAATAATAACCCGGCAAAAGGGGTTTATGATAAAGCAGATTCTTTGGTAATTGCTAGGGCTGGTCACTATTTAATCAAAGAAGAAGCAAAAAAAGGAAATAAATATGAGAATTAAAAGTATAATGATTATCGCGGCTTTACTGTTTTCCTTTGCGGCGGAAGCAAAAGTATATTTTAATTCCGCGCCAATGGGTAAACAACAGATTGATGCAGTAACAGGCTTTTTATATGAAACGATCAAAAACAGACCAGCGGAAATACAAAAAATACATATGGCACAAGCGGCGCGCGCAGTCGCGTGGTTAAAAAAGCTGCACGAGAAAAAAGAGTCTTATGAAATATTAAGTTTTAAGACAGATCAAGCTAGCTTCATTAGAGCTAGTGTTTTTTATATTGCAGAGACAGTAAACTCAAAAGACTCCACAAAGGAAAAGTCTAAAATTTTGATAAATCACTGGACCTCTATAGGCAAGCGCGTCGTCGCAAAATATAAAGAGAAAAATGGAAAATTAATATCAGGAAAGCTTATCTTAAAGAAGGGTAAAAAAAATGAAGCTAACAAGAGATGATTTAAAAGGGCTGATTGAAGAGCAATTAAATGGCGTTTTAAATGAAACTGGCCTAGGCGTACATTCTGACCGAAAAATACAAGAAGATTTACATGACATTCTAACTGAAAGAGGCCTGGATGACGATGCAGCTGCTATTATCCTTTCTAATGTTCCGATTCCCGTCCTAAAAGAGTTGCTCCTCATTTTTTCTAGACCTGAGAGCGCTTCTAGTACTTCTGCTTTTGCTGGTAGTCTAGAAGAATAAAAGTTGACTTCTTAATTCTTGTCTGATAATATTACAACATGCATTCTGAAAAACTTCAAATCTTAGAAGAAATTCTGGGCAGTTTTTACTGCTCGAATGAAGAGTATTTATTCTCTTGCCCCTTTTGTAAACACCACAAGAAAAAACTATCAATAAACATAGTCAAAAATACCTATAAATGCTGGGTCTGTGACTCCTCTGGTAGAAATGTGTATTGGCTGGTTAAAAGATATGGAAATCACAAGCAAAAAGCGCATTGGAATAGCTTCAACGAATCTGTAGACATCTCAGATTTTGATAATATTTTTGAAGAAGAACAAATAGAAGAAGAAAAACAGAGAATTAAACTTCCAAGTGAATATATCTGTCTAGCAAACAGGCCATGGCCACGAGATTCTAAATTGGCCTTAGATTACTTGCGAAAAAGAGACGTATCAGAGACAGATATACTAAAATGGAAGATAGGATATTGTTCTGAAGGACAATATAAGAATAGAATAATCATTCCATCGTTTAATGATGATGGATATTGTGATTATTTTATTGCGAGAACATATAAGGATGATTGGATGAAGTATAAAAACCCACCAGCATCCAGAAACATTGTTTTTAATGAACTGATGGTTGATTGGACTGCTCCTGTTGTTTTAGTTGAGGGTGCTTTTGACGCAATAAATGCAGAAAATTCTATCCCCTTATTGGGTTCCACTTTAAACAAGCGGTCTAAGCTCTTCAGAGCGATTCTGACGCACTCTAAACAAATATATATAGCGCTCGACAAAGATGCAGAAAAGAAGGCTTTAAACATCATTAAAACGCTTATTTCGCACGGCATTGAAGTGCACAAAATTGACACGTCTGGCTATGAAGATGTCGGGGAAATGACGAAAGAAGAATTTGCAAAAAGAAAGCAGTCTGCAACGCTGCTTGACGAGGCTACAATTTTAATGCAAAAAATATTGCAAATTTAACTTGACAGCTGGTAAAATAGGTGTTAATATGGATCTGACTAGTATTTTTTAGCATGCTAGTCGGGTTTAATTAATATATGAAATTTGCACACATTGCCGACACACACATCAAAAATCTTAAATATCATTATGAGTACCGAGTCGTCTTCGAAAAGTTATATGAAAAACTAAAAGAAGAAGAAGTCGATTATATCATTCATTGCGGAGATATAGCACATACCAAGACACAATTATCACCAGAATTTGTTGATATGTGTACTTCCTTTTTTAGGAACTTGGCAGATATCGCTCCTACATATATAATCCTGGGAAACCATGATGGGAATTTGAAGAATTCCAGCAGGCAAGATGCCTTAACTCCCATTGTTCATGCATTGGGTCATCCGTCGCTTTTTTTATTGAAGGAGTCAGGGGAGATACAATTAGACAATGGGTTTTCTCTTAACGTCCTTTCTGTATTTGATCGCGACAACTGGAATCCTCCTAGCGATCCCAATCGGATTAATATTGCACTTTATCATGGGTCTATTTCAAATTGTGAAACAGATCTTGGTTGGGTTATGGCTCACGGGGAAGACGATATATCAATTTTTGAGGGCCACGATTTCGCTTTTCTTGGCGATATTCACAAGACAAACCAAATTTTAGATAAAGAAAAGAGAATCCGTTATGCAGGTTCAACCGTTCAGCAGAATCATGGGGAAACTAACGATAAAGGGTTTTTGACTTGGGACATCAAAGATAAGGATTCTTTTAGTTGCGAGCACCATATACTTGAAAATCCAAAGCCCTTTATTACTGTCGAGTTAACACCAAAAGGCAGGCTTCCTAATAAGTTTAAGGCGCCAACCGGCGCAAGATTGCGTTTGGTATCAAACAATAATCTTCCTTTAAGTTCGATGAAAAAGGCAGTTGAAGTTGCCAAACATAGATTTAAACCTGAGTCAATTACGTTTTTAAATCGTGCAGCTGGAGAACGAGGAAATGTCGATGAGTTGACGGGAGGCTTGCAAAATGACAACTTAAGAGATATTGCAATCCAAGAAGAGTTGATCAACGAATATTTAAAGGATTTTCAACCTGATGATGAATTAGTAGAAAGGGTGCTTAAATTAAATTCAAAATATAACTCTTCATTAGAACAGGATGAAGAAGTTGGTCGCAATATTAATTGGAAACTAGAATCATTCGAATGGGACAATCTATTTAATTATGGAGAGGGCAATAGAATTGATTTCAATAAACTTTCTGGAATTGTGGGAGTATTTGGGAAAAATTACTCTGGTAAGTCTAGCATTATTGACGGGATACTTTATACTTTATTTAATAGTACTTCCAAGAATGAAAGAAAAAACCTCAACATTATTAACCAAAATAAAGAATCTTGTCAAGGGAAGGTGGTAATATCTATTGGCAATAAAAGATATACTGTTGAGCGATCTTCCGAAAAATATACTAAAAAGCTAAAAGGCGAAGAGACCCTAGAGGCAAAAACTAATTTAAATTTTGAATGTTATGATGAGGCAACCGATGAAACAATTAGTTTAAATGGTTTAACAAGGAACGAAACCGACAAGGCGATACGAAAGTATTTTGGCACTATAGAGGATTTCCTTTTAACATCAATGACTTCCCAGCTTGGCTCACTACAATATATTAGTGAAGGTTCGACTCGACGTAAGGAAATTTTAGCTAAGTTTCTAGATCTTGAGATGTTTGAGCAAAAGTTTAAATTAGCTAAAGAAGACGCAACTGATTTGCGCGGCGCGCTTAAACGATTAGAAGGGAAGGAATTTGACGACGACATCTTCTCAGCTGAAAAAGATATAATTTTTAATGAAAGCGAAACGAGAGGACATGCACAAAAGTGCGAAGAAATGAAAGAAGAGATTTCTGTTCTAAACGATTTGGCACAAGAGATTCAGAGCAATATCGATTCTATCCCAACAGAGGTGATTGATATTGAAAAGACTATTAAAAACATCAGTAAAAAAGAAAGAGAGTGTGCAAATACAATTGCTGAAATTGTTAATTTGCGCGGTGAATACTCGGATAAAGAAATTCTTGTTAAAAAGATTGATGAATTCATTGGAGAGTATGATATTGAGGCTTTGCGCGCCAAAAAAGAACTAATCATAGGCAAAAGTGCACTGCTAAATAAAATTCACGATGAACTAATTGCAAGAGAAAACAGTTTAATAGTAAAAAGCAAAAAGAAACAATTACTTAAGGAAGTTCCTTGTGGGAGTCAATATCTAGATTGTAAATTTATTTGTGATGCGCATGAAGCTGCAAATGAATTAGTTAATTTAACTCATGAGGTTGAAAGGCTTAATAAAAGCATTGTTAATACCAACAAAGAAATAGAAAAGTTAAACCCAGAGAACAATATAGATGAACAACTAGAAAAATATCAAGAAATTGTCAATAAAAAAGAAGTTTCAGAACGTGAGATTTCCACAACTATGCTCTTAATAGAAAACAATGAGATATCTTTAAAGGCTTTGGAGAAGGAAGTTGATGAATTAAATGGAAAGAAAGTGCTCTATTACGAAAACAAAGAAGTAATTGAAAATAAAGAAAACTTTATTAAAAAGTTAAACAAAACAAAGAAAGCCCTATCAGCAAAAGAGAAGGAGCTTAAAAAATGTCACAATTCTTTGATGGGGTTTTACAAAGAGCACGGTTCATTAGAACAAAAGTTGAATTCACTAAAGGAGCAAAAGCAAGAACTGGAAGAGCTAAGAGAAAACTATTCAGCATATGATTTGTTCATGCGCTGCATGCACTCAAGCGGCATATCCTACGATATTATCAAAAAGAAACTCCCAGTAATTAATAATGAAATAGCAAAAGTGTTGGCGAACATTGTTGATTTTGAGATTTTCTTTGAGGACGATGGAAAGCATTTAAAAATATTTATCAAACACTCAAAGCATTCCCCGCGCCCCCTTCAAATGGGCTCCGGCGCAGAAAAAACAATTGCTGCCATGGCCATTAGATTGGCTCTTTTATCTGTATCCAATCTTCCAAAGAGCAATATCTTTATTTTGGATGAGCCTGGAACTGCTTTAGATGCAGATAATATGGATGGCTTTGTTTCTATTCTAGAGTTGGTTAAATCTTACTTCAAAACAGTACTCTTGATATCCCATTTGGACTCTTTAAAAGATTGTGCAGACATGCAAGTTACTATCGATAAAAGTGGGCATTATGCAAAAGTTGTTGAAGTTTAATTTAAAAAAGCAACTAATTACCGGTAGAATATAAACTAGCGAGGGAAAAACATGACAATGATGTACGATGGCGGAGATCATATTTATATATCGGAAACCGTAACGGATATGAGTTCTAGAGTCCGCGCCACGGGAGAACTAGAAACTGCAGCATCTAATCTAACAGGTGAGTATGAGAAACTATATACGATAGCCACAGAGGTTTCTGTTCCGCAGGCGCCCTTTTCTTTGTCGGTGAGGGGCATTATTTTTCGAAATAGGCCTGTGCCTTATGTTGTTTCTTTGAGCGGCATCGACCCGGATACTGTCATTTCTGACGACTAGTTATTAACAAAAGGAGACTTAAAGTGAGACAAGCATTAGATAAAGCTTTAAATAAGCTAATGTCAAGAAAGTTAATGGTTTGGTTAACCGCAACCGGTTTTATGGTTATGGACGTTGTACCTTTAGCATCGGAAGATTGGGTAGCAATTTCACTAGCTTATATCGGCCTAGAGGGCTTGGCAGACATTGCAACTAGATGGAGGCATGGACCATGAACATAAATAGCGATGAATTTAATAAAATTATTAAGGAAGAGGTCGACCGGGCCTTCCCGAATGGAAAAGTTTCTTTAGAACCAGAAGAAGAAGATCGAGTAAAACTCTCTCAGGCCATTGGAAATGTTGAGTCTTTAGCTGAACTGGCTAATGATCCAGAAGAAGTTAAGTGGCACCTATCAAATGTAAGGGAACTGTTTGGGATAGACGTTTAAATGGTTACATGGTTGGCAGTAAAGACTTTTTTAAAAAAATCCTGGACATGGCTTAAACACAACTGGAAAGCACCAGCGGTCGTATTATATACTATTGTCCTTTGGCTGCTTTTTCGGCAGAAAGATAAAGCACATGAAGTGCTGAAAATACGTTCTGAAAGTTATAGAAAACAAATTGATGCAATAAATGAAATCCACGAAGAAGAGATTAAAAAAAAGGATAAAATATTAGAAAAATATGGTAACATATTAAAACAACTAGAAGAGCAGTATAAGGTCGACAGTTTGGAACTGGATAGAGAAAAGAAGAAAGAAATTAAAAAACTGGTAGAAAATTATAACGAAAAACCAGATGAACTTGCTAGACTGCTAGCAGAAAAATATGGGTTAGATTATGTGGAATAAGATATTAAGTGTGGTTTTGTGTTTATGCATGGCTTTTTTGCCAACAATTGTTCTTGCCGATGAGCCTTTGTTGCCGCCAAAAGGAAAAATAACAGGATTAAGATATAAACAGCCCGCACCATACTCCGGAGTGCTTTTGAATAGTGTCGCCGCAGCAAAGCTTCTAACAAGCAAAGATTTTTCAGAAAAACAGTGGGAGCTTAAATTACAATATGAGTTGGCAAAGTTAAGAGCCGAATTAAGTTTGGTCATAGAGTCACAAAAAGTATCATACAGTTCTTTAAAAGATAAGCACACAACTTTAATCAATATAAAAAATAAAGAAATTGAAAGATTAAGCGCGATAGCCCAAGGAAAGAAAGATTACTCTCAGTGGTGGGCCGCAGGCGGCGTTTTAGTTGGCATTGGGTTGACCTTGGCGGTTGTTTATGGCGTCAAGGAAATAGCAAACGATTAAAAGAGAAAATGAAAGAGAAAGACTGGGACTATATAGCGCGCCTAGAGAAGGCGGTTCAAAAAAAATACGGCACTGAATCAGTAATAAACCCTAAGTCATTTTGGACAGATGAGAAAGAAAAAGAATATCTTGAACAACTTAAAGAAGTTTCAAAAAAAGAACAGTCAAAAAAGGACAAAACAGATAAAGTTGAAAAAGACGGTTTTTTCATACCCAAGAATCTAATTACTAGGAAAGCTAAAAGAAAATGTCCAGTTTGCGATATATATTCTTTTGAGGGGCAGGACGATCTTTATATGAACAAATTTGAATGTTGCTATGCATGTTACATTCAATACGTAGAGGGTCGAGAAAAACGATGGAAGACTGGCTGGCGACCAAAAAAAGAGGAGTAAATAAATGGCAACAGTTTATGAAATAATTCAAGGTATTAATCAAGCAGCCGCAAATGCTTATGATGGTTCACATGATGAGCGCTATGCTTACGATGGCGAATCGCGAAAAGTCGGATTAAAAAGAGAAGAGGGTGACTGTATTACAGATTCGCGCGTGATGGATGGCTTTAAAGTAAAAATTCAGGCTGATAGATTAATAATTAACTACCAGGCTGAAATTACTATGAAAGACTTTCATAACAAAAACTACGAAGATGACATTGAACAAACATTTAAAGATATTGTCAAGTTTTTGAAGAAAGAATACAAGACAATCACCAAGAATACTCTTTCGCTATCTCCAGAGGGAGAAGCTGATGTACACGCACAAAGCGTTTCTAGGAAAAGAAACTGGATTCAAGCTACTAAATCTTATAAAATTGGCGGATTAAAAGAAGTTGAAAGAGAAAAACAACCGTCCGAGGATAAATTAGATAGTGCTGTTAAAAAGTGGCTTGAACTTGGTCGAGACAAAGCCAAGAAACCAGAAAACGTTTCAGTGTAAAAACGGGAGTATTTAATTGGGAAACCAACTTACCAAGAAAGAAATTATGAAAGAGATCATTAAATGTGGTAAGGACCCCGTTTATTTTATCAACAACTTTGCAAGAATTTCTCACCCACTAGAAGGTCTAATTCCATTTAAAACTTATGATTATCAAGATGACTTGCTTAAATCTTTTGATGATCACCGATTTACAGTTATTCTCAAAGCAAGACAGCTGGGAATCTCAACAATTACAGCAGCTTATATCGTTTGGATGATGTTGTTTCATCGGGATAAAAACGTCCTTGTTATGGCAACAAAGTACACAACTGCTTCAAACTTGGTTAAAAAGGTTAAAGCAATGCTGAAAAGTCTACCAGAGTGGATTCAAATTGCAGAAGTTGAGGTCAATAATAGAAATTCTTTTGAACTAAACAATGGTTCACAGATTAAAGCGTCTTCAACCTCTGCAGATGCTGGTCGTTCTGAGGCGTTATCTCTTTTGGTAATTGATGAGGCTGCGCACGTTGAGGGTTTAGAGGAATTGTGGACTGGTTTATATCCCACACTATCAACTGGCGGTAGGTGTATTGCACTTTCAACCCCAAATGGCGTTGGTAATTGGTTCCATAAAACATATATTGATGCTGCAGCCGACAAGAGCAACTTCCATCCCATTAAGTTGTTATGGGATGTGCATCCTGATCGCGATCATGATTGGTTCACGCGCGAAACAAGAAACATGTCGAGAAGACAAATTGCACAGGAATTAGAGTGCAACTTTAATGCATCTGGAGACACTGTAATACACCCGGATGATATAACCAGAATTGATAAACAAATTATGGATCCAAAATATCGTACCGGCTTCGACAGAAACTTTTGGATCTGGGAAGAGTTTAAGCCAGAAAATACATATCTACTATCAGCAGATGTGGCGCGCGGCGACGGCGCGGATTATTCTGTTTTTCATATTTTTAAGTTAGAAACTATGGAAATCATTGCAGAATACCAAGGAAAGGTTACTCCTGATATGTTTTCTGAGATCGTTTATAACGCAGGAAGAGAATATGGAGAATGTATGGTTGTTGTTGAGAACAATTCGGTTGGATTTTCTGTGATAGAGAAACTAAAAGAAAAAGCCTACTCAAATGTTTATCATTCAGTTAAATCAACCCATGAATATGTGGACCAATTAACTGCAGAAAGCAGAAGTGGCACAATAGCTGGATTTACAACCTCTCTAAAGACGCGCCCCCTTCTAGTTGCTAAGTTTGAAGAGTTTATAAGAAACAAAGTTATAACTATTTATTCTTCGAGACTTAGAGCGGAATTAGACATCTTTATTTGGAACAATGGTCGACCAGAAGCACAAAAAGGGTACAACGATGATTTGGTTATGGCCTGTGCTATTGGATGTTGGGTAAGGGATACTGCAATTGTTGAAAATCAAAGGGACTTAGAGTATAAAAAAGCCCTTTTAGGCTCTATAATAAAGAGTAACTCTGTTTTGGACACCAGAATTCCCGGAATGGCCGGACAAAAACACTCTATAGATTTGGAAATGAAAAAGGTCGAAGCAGAAAAGCAATATGAAGAACATTCATGGTTAATAAAAGGATAAAAGATGGCAACCAGAAATAAAAACCCCAAGGACTCAACATGGCCTCTGTTTAAGAAGCTCACAAGATTGTTTTCTGGGCCGCTGATTAATTACCGCTCTCAGAGCACAAGACAACTTTCTAGAAGGCGATTGGATAAATACGCTAGTAGGTTTAAAGATGTTGCCGGTCAGAAATTTCAAAAACTATCCTACAATCCGTTTGAAAATCTTGCAGCCAATATTATGTCGGCTCAAAACAGAACTCAACGATATGTGGATTTTGATCAAATGGAGTACACACCAGAGATTGCTTCTACACTGGATATTTATGCAGACGAAATGACTACATCTAATGATCTGAGAAAGATGTTGACCATTAAGTGCTCGAACGAAGAGATTAAAACAATCTTAGAGTCCTTATACTTTAATGTCCTGAACATTGAGTTTAACATGTTTGGCTGGGCACGAACAATGTGTAAATATGGAGACTTTTTTCTCTACTTGGATATCAACCCTGAAGTTGGCATTGTAAATGTGGTCGGCCTCCCCACAACAGAAGTCGAAAGACTGGAAGGCGAAGATAAAACAAATCCAAACTATGTCCAGTTTCAGTGGAACACTGGCGGGATAACTCTTGAAAACTGGCAGATGGCACACTTTAGAATTTTAGGAAATGATAAATATGCCCCATATGGAACTTCTGTTTTAGAACCAGCAAGAAGAATCTGGCGCCAATTGACGTTACTTGAGGATGCAATGATGGCTTATCGCATTGTTCGCTCTCCGGAAAGACGCGTATTCTATATTGATGTGGGAAATATTAGTCCATCGGACGTAGAACAATACATGCAAAAAGCAATCACCTCAATGAAGCGGAATCAAGTTGTAGATCCCGAGACCGGTCGCGTTGATTTGCGTTATAACCCCATGAGCATTGATGAAGATTACTTTATTCCTGTCCGAGGCTCAGTTCAGTCAACCAGAGTTGAAAGTCTTCCGGGCGGAACTTATACTGGCGACATTGATGATGTCAAATATTTACGAGATAAACTTTTCTCAGCGCTTAAAATTCCTCAGTCATATCTTTCTAGAGGAGAAGGGGCAGATGAAGATAAGACAACCTTAGCACAAAAAGATATTAGATTTGCAAGAACAGTTCAAAGATTGCAACGCTCTATCGTTTCTGAACTTGAAAAGATTGGAATTATACAGCTTTATACTCTTGGGTTTAAGGGGGATGATTTGGTTTCTTTCACCCTTCAGTTAAACAATCCCTCCAAGTTAGCTGAAATGCAAGAGCTAGAACACTGGAGAACTAAATTCGATGCAGCTGGTGCAGCCACTGAAGGATACTTCAGCAAGCGATGGGTGTTTGAAAAGATTCTTGGAGTATCAGACGAAGAGGCTATTCGTATTCAAAGAGAAATGTTCTATGACCGAAAATTTGAAACAGCAATGGAAGCAGTTGTGGAAGCTGGAATGGCTCAAATGGCTGGTGCCGCACAAGGCGCAGGGGAACAAATGGGCCTAGGCGGAGCAGGTGAAACGCCACCCGGAGCACCCCCGGGAGAAGCGGCTCCCGCAGGAGAAGAGGCAGGAGAAGAAGAGCCGCCGCCTGAAGAAGAAGGCGAAGAAGGTGGGGAAGAAGGTGGCGAAGAAGGTGGGGAATCAGCGCTCCTGGCCGCACCAGAACCTCCGGGAAAAAGAGACGAGGAAGACTGGTATAAAGTTACGAAAAAAGATGTTTTTGGCCGCCCCGAGTCTACAACCACTTCTAAATCTAAAGGAAAATGGTATTCACCGGTAACTTATGATAGGCGCGACATGAGCGCAAGAAAACGACACTATAAAGGGCAGTGGGCTGATGAAGTCGCGAGCAACACTAAAAGAAATCTACATAAAGGAGCTTTGGAACTATATGGTTTAGGGAAAAATGCCATATTCGAGGAAAAAGAAACTAATTACAAAGAGGCGGAAAGAAAACTTTTAGAATCAAATAAGCAAATTAAAGATCTAGTTAAAGAGCTAGAACTAAAGGATGAAGATAATGAGACTGAGGCATAACAAAAAAAGAAATACTGCTTTTCTGTATGAGGCTTTAATAAGAGAAGTTGCCAAGAGTGTCGTTAACAAAGATGAGAAGAAGAAGCAACAAGCTCTCGGTTTAGTTAAAGAATACTTTATGTCGTCATCTGAAATTGCAAAAGAACTACAACTTTACAAGTGCCTTTTAGAAACAACGGACATGGACATTTACACCGCAGAGAAATTAATTCAGGAAACGAAAAAGGATTATGATGAGCTAGATCATGAACAAGTTTTTATGGAACAAAGCAGGATAATTTCATTTGTTAACAAAAACTTGTCAAGAGATGTGTTTTCTAATTTTGTTCCAAACTATAAAGACTATGCTACTATTGCACAAATCTTTAGTAAGAAAACCGCCCCTAAGAAGCGCGTCCTATTAGAAGAGTCTCTGTTAAAGAAGATGACACACGAAGAAGAAGAGTTGAGAGAAGAGTTAGTGCCGATTACAAATTTGATCTATAAAACGTTTGTCGAAAAATATAACAAAGAATATGGAGAGCAACTTTTAGAAGAGCAGAGGAACTTGTTAACCAATTATATTTTGTCGTTTTCAAACAATGGACTAAACCTTAAATTATATTTAAATGAAGAAATTACTAGAATAAAAAACGTTCTGCACGAATCACTAGAGATAGAAGAGATTAAAAATGATAAACTAATGACAGAAAAAACAAATAAAGTTTTAGGCGTCATTGACACTTTTAGAGAAAAACCGCTTACACAAGATATGGTAAAACAAATATTAAAGATACAAAATTTAACACACGAGATTACAAAATAATGGCAGATATTGAAGTTACAATTGGAACGCAAGACGAGCAGCTACCGGGAAGACCTCCTGTAGAAGCGGAAGAAAAACCAGATGCACAAATAACACTGGATATGAGAAAAACACTAGATGGGAGTATTGCGATATACGATCATCCTGAAATTGATATTGTTGTTATGCCTCATATGCTTAAGGTGATCACTTTTGCAAAAGATGAAATGGGCGATCATATTTATGGAGCACAGAGTAGACTGTTCAACTATCTTGCCAAAAAGGGTGTTATTGTATATGACTCCGTACAAGGTGGAAATTTATATGGTTCATTGGAAGCGAATCTGCCACCTCAATTTGAGGAAGGTGTCGATCCGGTGCAGGTTGTGCTTTTTGTCCTTGACAAGTTTATTAAAGAAGAGGCGCCTCACTATTCAAAGGTACAGGACTATGAAAAAGACTTGAACGATTGGTGGCTAGAACCAGACGATGACACTTCGACCGATCTAGACTGGGCTACCAAAACACATAAGGCCAGGAAGGGCGTACAAAATAAATGGACAGGCGGAGTTGCTCGCTATAGCATTTATAATAATACGTATAGGGGATAAGAGTGTGAACGTGCCACTTTCAAAAAACTTTAAGAAATCAGAATTTAAATGTAGAGATGGTACAGATGTACCAGATGAACTGATGCCTAATTTGTTAGAGCTTGTTGAAAACCTTCAGATCATACGCGATCATATTGGCAAGCCAATACATGTGATTTCTGGATATAGAACTCCTAAATATAATAGAAGGATTGGTGGAGCTAGAAAATCACAGCACATGAAAGCAAAAGCTGCTGATATTATTATTCGCGGAATGAGCCCGGTAGAAGTTCGAGCCATCATTATTAACTTAATAAAAGAAAAGAAAATTAAGAAAGGCGGAGTAGGCCTTTATAAAAGCTTTGTTCATTACGATGTTAGAGGGTGGAACGCGCGTTGGAAAGGTAAAGGCGTTAAGGACTATAGACCATGAATTTAACTAAATCCCAACTTAAACAAATGATTGAAGAACAACTTGAAGGGCTTTTGAGTGAGCGAAGACCTCGAAGAGGCATTGAAACAACATCGGACACACCAGTGCTGCCAAAAATTGAACCTCGCGCCGCGGAAGCTGAAGGGTCTTTATCCACACCAGAAGTTAAAACAGATGTTGCGCATGCGGCCAAAAAACCAGACCCATATGCTGAGCCAAAATGGGATCCAGAGGCAATGCAACGTCACCACTCCGAAGCGGCATTGTATGATGATCTGCGTCGATGGAGAGGTAAAGGTCAATTTAAACATCATGCGCCATCTGCGTTGAGCACGGGAGAAATTGAGGGTGTTAAAGCCCGGTGGCATGCGGGAATGAAGGACATGTTGAAATCGAACCTAACCGATGCGCAGAAACGAAAAGTCTTCCGCATGGCTATGAGCAAAGCAGGACAAATTGGTGGCGAAGGCCATTGGAACCTCCAGCGATCTCTGGGGGATAAAGGTGGAGAACGTTATCATCGCCTCTCTTCAGTACCATTTTCTAATCTTGTAACTGGTCTTTCTGGGGGTCAAAGAAAGGAGCTTCATAAAAATTTAGCGAAATCTGGCTATTGGAAAAAATTACACCCCAGCAGCCCAATAAGACAAGACTTTGAAAAATCTGCATATTATAAGAAGCCTACAAAAAGACGTCGGCGCAAAAAGAAAAAACCGGTCCAGAAATTCCAATCGTTCGTTGCAACTGATGCAAAAACCGGCAAACCGATAACGCGTACGCAAGCAAGGAAAATGAGCACCCCCGTACGCGAATCCCAACTTAAACAAATGATTGAAGAAGAGGTAAATTTACTTTTAGAGGTCTACGAGCGCGGCATGCTGACGCCCTTCGATTCCAGGATGCCTACGCGACAAGCGCGACAAACGCGACAAGGCCCGACAGATACTCTCTCCCCTTCTGAGTGGAAAGAAAACTGGTTACCTGATTTTTTAAACCCGGATACCTATGATATTGAAAGTTCGTATGCACCAACATGGGGCTTTCAACAAGGTGCAGAAAAATGGGAGGATGATCCTAGCATAGAAGAACTAATATATAAGTCTGGCATGCCAATACCCGAGGAAAGTGACCATATCAGTCAGCTTGATAAATCATTAGGCGACTTTATCGATGACGAGGGCTCACAAGAACTGTTTTTAATGGGCCCGGGCACCCTCTCGAAACATGTTCGTCGAGCGCTCACCGATCTCTATAGACAGCCACGTTCCGGGCTCTGGCGCAAGCACGGACAATTCGGCAAAGGCGCCACGCATCGGGGCCTCAAATATGGCCACCTCGCAGGGTTGGGTTTGCTTCCATACGACGTTGCAAAAGAGATTGAGAACTGGGTTGATATCAATAGACGCTCACAGGGTTACGATCAGTGGGACCTTGAAAATAAACTAGGACTCGGCAAACTATATATGTCACCAGAGCAAGCAGAAAAAGAAACGGAGCTTTGGCACCTTCTACAGCAATACGCTGGGCTATCCCCAGAACTAGGCAAAAAAGAAACAGAACATGACTTCTTGCAAAGCCAAGAACACGAGTTATCACCAGATATGACGCTGTATGAAGGAAAGAATGTAAAACTTAAACAAATAATTGAAGAGCAACTTGAAGGTTTTTTAAATGAGGCGCGCCCCCCACGTGGCCCAGAAGGCCCGGAGCGCCGCCCGCGGGTGTACCCATGGGATCTTTTGCCCCCTGGATATCGAATCTGGAGCCCAGAAGACAATCCAGAACCACCACCGCCCCTGCCACACCCTCTGGATCCGGATTATATAGCGGAATCTGAAGAGGACTCTGAGACGACAACGGAAAACTTAACCAAACAAGATCTTAAAGAAGCAATTGAAGAAATGCTCACAGCTGAATTAAATTCAAAAACGCGATCTGCCAAAATTTCGCCCCGAAAAAAAACACCAGATCTCAAACAAATAATTGAAGAAGAAGTTGATTATGTTTTGAGCGAGAAAAGAAGAAAGCGAAAGCAAAGCGAAGCTGAAAAGATTTTACAAATGCATGATAAAGCGAAAAAAGCTGATGATAAAAATAAGTTAGTGCGCAAGCTTAAAGGCTTACCGGCGCAGGATCGCGGCAAAGGAATTGCAGACCCACCATCTCGTGCAGAAAAAGTACGACGCTCGCGAGTTGTGAATAAAAGAAACAAAGAAAGAGAAGCAGAAGCAGAAGCTAGAAAGCTTAACCCCGACGATTCAAAAGAAAAAAAACCAAAAACCAAACCCAGAAAAAGAATGAAGTTCTCACCACCGACTGGAGACTATAAGGCACCAGATAAAGACATTGGTAAAAAAATGGGGCAGGTAATTAAAAATAAAAAAATGAGAAAAGGAGAAAAAGAAGCACCATTGCCCGGTGCCTCTAATCGCAAGAAATTAGAAAAAAGAAAAGCAGAAAAGAAAACACCAACGAACAAAGAAAGAAAAGCAACAAAATGGACAACTGCTAAAAAGATGTCCAAAGAAGATCATGAAGCCTATGGCCGCACTGGAAAAAAAGGTTCTTTAGCCAGAAGAGCAAAAACAAATAAACCGCACCCTAAAAGTATCAAGAGAATAGAACAATATAAATCAGACAAAGGCGCCGCTGATGCTGCCAAAGCAAAAAGGCTAAAATATGGAGAAGACGAGCTTGGGGCAATGAAAAAAAGATACAAACAGCTTCCAATATCTATACGCTATAAATTTGATGCAGCAGCGAAAGGAGATCCAAAGGCCATTGACTTTATGAAAAGGTGGGATAAAGCCAGCAAAGGCGTATCGGCCACCGGAAAATCTGGCATAGGCGGTAGAAAGATTCCGCTACTGGGAAAGATCATCAACGCGGTTACTCCTGAGTATGGCGGCGCATATCCTCAGATCTTTCAAGACATTGCAAGAAAAAAAGAGATCATGAAATATAGGAACACTCCTCGCGGCAGAGAGCTTGGGCCCAAACCACAAGTACAAAAGCCACCCAAAAAACCACCAGAAGTAGAGCCCAAGGCTTATAAAGGGAACTTTAAACAATCCGGAGCCTCTAAAGCAACAACAAATATTGCTGGAAAGGAAGCTGATAAACTTTATGGTGTTGGAACAGCAAACAAACCAAAATCAAAGAAAAAACCTAAGAATGTAACTGCTGTTGGAAAAAAAGACGTTTGGGTATAAAAATCACTTAAGGAGGAAATGTGGAATTAATATATTTTATTTTAACTGCGTATGGTTTAACGCAGATACTTATCTTTGGCTCAATATTCGATAAAGTCAGGCCCCCAAAAAAATGGTTAAATGGTTTCGGAAAACTATTTCATTGCCCTATGTGTATGGGTTTCTGGGTAGGTGTGCTTTTATTCGGAATAAACAAGTGGACGGAACTATTTAGTTATGACTATACTTTAGCCAATGCGCTTATTTTAGGGTGGCTTAGTTCTGGAACTTGTTATCTTTTGGGCGTATTGATTAATGACTTTGGGTTCAAAGTGACATTTAAAAACGAGGGAGATTGTAATGTTGACTAAGAGATGGAAGCTACAGCCAGTTCGACGGTGCTGCAGCGGTTCTAGATTCGTGCGGGTTGCGCCCGCACTTTTTATTAAAGAGAGGATAAGAGATGTCTAAAAAACTTCTAAGAGAATTTTATGAACTTTGCCCTGATGGAGTGTGCAAAGATCTATTAACAGAAGAAGAAAAGAAACTTGTTAATAAAGGTGTACTTTTTCTTTCTGGCGTCATGCAAAAGTGTGATACAGAAAATGGAAACGGCAGAGTATACCCTAAAGATATCCTCTCTAGAGAAGTTAAGAATTATAAAAAAATTGTTGACGAAAGAAGATCTTTAGGTGAATTAGACCACCCAGATGATTCTGTTGTGAACTTAAAGAACGCTTCACATCTTGTAACTGATGTTTGGTTGGATGGCGATTGCGTAATGGGCAAAATTCAGGTTTTAAACACTCCATCTGGAAAAACACTTAAGGCACTTGTTGAAGCAAATGTAAAAGTTGGTATATCATCTAGAGGTTTAGGTTCAACCGAACAAAAAAATGGCAAAACATATGTGAAAAGTGACTTTCAGTTGATTTGTTTTGACATTGTTCAGGAGCCTTCTACCAGTGATGCATATATGGTTAGCGAGTCTATGGAACGTAGTCTTAAAAAGGTTTTCACAAAGGGCGATTGTATTAATCGCGCATTAAACGAGATATTAGAGAGTTAATATGAAAAGAAGCGAATTGAAAAAAATATTAAAGCCTTTAATCAAAGAGTGTATAAAAGAGGCAATCTTTGAAGAAGGTGTGCTTTCTGGAATAATTACAGAAGTCATGAGAAGCACCCAGCCTCAACAAACAATAACAAGCACACAAAGTAGTGTAAATTTAGAAGAAGAAAAGAGAGCACTTTTGGCCCTTGAAGAAGAAAAAGCCGAGAGAGCACAACTTTTAGAGCAGCGTCATAGAAGAGAGAAAGAAAAAAGAAGAAAACTACTAGACGCTACAGGGTTTGACAATGTTGATGTGTTCAGCGGCACAGAGGCCCTCTCAGATAGTGGTCAGATAAATGAAAGCGCAGGTGGCTATTCTGGCCCTCTTTCTGGAGTGGCGACAGGTGATGCAGGAGTAGATATAAGCGGCATAATGTCCCTTGGTGGATCCAAGAATTGGAAAAAATTAGCAGGTAGTTGATGTCAAGAAAGAGACCAATAAATGTTGAAATTAGGCCGCGCAATAGGGACGAATCACTTGAAAGAATGATTCGTCGGTTCACTAAAAAGTGTAAGAAGGAGCGCATAACAGAGAAATACAGAGAAAGAATGTATTACGAAAAACCTTCTGAAAAAAAATTGAAAGAAAAACGACGAAGAAAACGAGTATTAGAAAAACTTCGATCAAAGAAAGAGAATATAAAAAGAAAACACTAATTAAAGTATTAGTATTGTGTCGACAGGAGATAAGAAATGGCAGTATACAACGCACCAAAAGTAGGATTATATAATGTAGGTTCCTACCAAGTTTCAGGGAAGCCCTTCATAACGGGCTCAGCATTGAGCACCAATAACAAGGTGCAAAGAATTTCTTTTCCGAATGTGACAAAAAGCGTCACTGTAATAAACGGACCTGCCGTTGATTTGCCAATACAAGTTCATTTTCAAAGCGGTTCGGACGTCACTGCTTTTGCAGCAGGGGAGAACGGCAGCGCGGGCGAAAAGGCCATCAGCAATACAGGTGACGATGTTATAACATTTAAACATTTTGTTACTTTGTCTAACTTAGGAGACTCAGTAACTTTCAATGTAAAGTGCAAAGAGATATTTATCTCCACCCCTGCATCAGCCGGAACTAATGTTGACTATCAAGTCATTGCCGATCTCACCAGCATTCCTACAACTTCCATGTATCACCTCACTGGCTCTGGCATAACAGACGACGGTTCCTAATGGATGGGCTTTAGAACTGACAGGAGTGTAATTGAAAAAGCACAAGAGCGCGGTTTTAAAGTCACAAAACGTACAGTCTCTGGCGTTCTATCTGCAACCCATGAAATAACTGGCAACCTATATGTTTCTGGCGCACTGTACGCAAATGAATATCACGTCGACACAATCACAACAACAGTATCTAACATAGAACAGTATGGTTCCACCCTGTTCGGCAACTCTGCCGATGACACCCATCAGTTTACTGGTAGCTTTTATATAACTAATGATGCAAGTTTCGGATCGAATTTATCAATCGCTGGAAATATTTTACCGGACGGAAATCAAAGATCGCTAGGCGCAAGTAATGGTAAATGGGAAGCTATTTACACGAACAACCTTTATACCGGCGACCTCCACATGAAAAACGATAGAGGGGACTGGACTATTATAGAGGAAGAGGCCTATTTATCAGTAACCAATAACAAGACCGGAAAGGTTTATAAGATGGTTTTGGAGGAGGTTAAATAGTTTATTTATAAAACATACAGGGGGGAAAATAAATAAATGTCTTTGAATACATGGAAATATAATAATAATCAAATTAAATTAACAGGTACGATGCACTTATCTGCAAGTGCCTATGTTAACTGGGGGGCAGATTCTGCCGAAACCGGTTCGAGCGGCTACGGAATTAGAGATAACGGAGGTCAGTTACAGTTTAAAAACTTAACAGGCTCATGGTCTAATCTTGTTGGTGACGATCTTGCGGGTATCGGTTTGGCTGCAAACTACATTACCACGGGCGACGCTGCAGTCAGCGTGGCCACTAGTGCTGGGAATATCACGATTGATGCTCAAGGCACCGATACTGATATTATCTTTAAAGGCACCGATGATGGCTCTGATATCACAATGCTTACTTTGGATGGTTCCGAAGCAGGCGCAGCGACTTTTAACGGTCCAATTACTTGTGCCACTAGCTTTACTATTGGTTCGGCAGCAATGTCAGAAGCCGATTTAGAACAGCTTGATGGCATTACTGCTGGTACTGCAGCTGCTTCTAAAGCAGTTGTTCTTGACGCTAGTAAAAATATTGCAACTATTGGTACTGTTGGGTGTGGTGCGATCACATCTACTGGCACTTCTACTTTTGGTGGGGTCAATCCTGCGTCTGCAGATGGTGCGGCTCTTGGTGGCGCTTCTGCTGAGTGGTCTGATCTTTATTTGGCAAATGGCGCTAAAATTTACTTCGGTGATGATCAGGAAGTTACATTAACACACTCGCACGACAGCGGTCTTGTGTTGACACATTCGGGTTCGAGCGATCCTGTTTTGGAGCTTTTAAACTCGAATGCTGACGCAACCGGTGCGACTCTTAAATTGCACATGTCAAGTGCTTCTCCTGCTGATGCTGACGTTCTGGGTAACGTTGACTTTGCAGGGTACGATTCGGCTGGTAATGAACATACCTATGCGCGAATCTTGGCGAAGAGTGACGATGTTACTACTGGCGAAGAAGAAGGTAGTTTAGAATTTTATGTTGCTGAGCTTGACGGTACTTTATCTAAAGGTATGGACATAAAAGGTTTGGCTTCCGATGGCAACATCACTGTGGATATTTCCACTCACGATGGTTCTGCCGGTGGTTTAAAGTTGGGAGGCACGTTGGTAACCGCTACTGCTGCTGAACTTAACTTTATGGATGGCGGCTCAACCATTTCTACAGTGACTGTTGCTGATGGTGACGGTGTTGTTTTTAATGACGGTACAGCCATGAAGCAAGTTACGGTTCAATCGTTGGCTGCATATTTTGATGATGAGATTACGGCAATGCCCAACCTTGTTACAACTGCAGCAACTACGGTCGGTACCCTTAACTCAGGTGCTATTTCTAGTGGCTTCGGCAATATTGACAATGGTTCTAGTACGCTTGATACTGGTGTTGCAACTGTTGCTAGTTTGACTTGTACTGCAGCTGCCACTTTCGGCGGCGGCTACGGTGACACCGGTACTACTATTAGTACTGCAGGTGTAATTACATCTAATGGTGCATGTACTGTTGGTGGAGTTCTTAAAACGGATGACACTACAAATGCAACTAGCACCACTGATGGTTCTTTGCAGACAGATGGTGGATTGAGTGTTGCTTTGGATGTTATTGTTGGTGATGATGTATATTTGTTGAGCGATTCGGCCGTCCTCGGCTTAGGCGCAGGCAAAGATGCTACACTTACTCACGATGGTACAACAGGTCTCACAATTGCTGCTAATCCAATTACGTTGGATTCCGGCGCGGGACTTGTTTTAGATGCTGCCAATGGTGAGTTCGAACTCAAGGTTGCAGGCACTGAAATATTTATGTTTGAGCATAGCAATTCTGGCGATGTAACTCTTCTTAACGACACTTCGGACAAGGACATGATCTTTAAGATTACTGACGGTGGTTCCGAGACAGAGGTTTTCCGACTTGATGGTGATGTTTCATCGTTGTTAATGGCTGGTACCAAGAAGATTACGTTTGGTGCAGCAGCCGCCTATATCAACCATGATGGTACTGATTTGCAGCTTGTAGATGATGCCGATATTAATATCAAGCCTGCAGTTGACTTCTTGGTTGATGCTGGTGGAGATGTTATCCTCGATGCAGGCGGCGGAGCCTTTGACCTCAAAGTTGCAGGCACTGAAGTTTTCATGTTTGAACATGATAATTCTGGTGACATGACCCTGCTGACGGCGGTTTCAAATAAAGATATGATCTTTAAGGTAAATGACGGTGGTTCCGAGACAGAGGTTTTCCGACTTGATGGTGATGTATCAGCGATGACGATGGCTTCTGGCAAACGATTACAGTTTGCTGATACTGGCGAGTACATTGTTAGTGATGGTACAAACCTGACTATTGAATCTGGTGGAAGTATTCTTATGGGTGCTACTGTTTCTCCAGACAGCAATGGTGGACAGGATTTGGGCGCAAGTGGTGCAAAGTGGGACGCTGTATACGCTAACAACGTGTATACGGGCGACCTTCACTTGAAAAATGAGCGCGGCGACTGGTCTGTTATAGAGGAATCTGATTATTTGACCCTTCGTCACAACACTTCTGGAAAGCGCTTTAAGCTTCTCATGGAAGAATTGAGCGATGGAGAATTTGGTCCGGGCAACGATGGTGTAATGTAAATTTAACCATACGTGTTTTATTAAGCGGGTCAGATCTTAGTGTCTGACCCGCTTTTTTTTAAATTGGGGTTTTTACTAATTATACACACTACTTATTATGAACAGCTATAGAAACAAAGGAGCGTATATATGTCTTCCATGCTTGAACAAGCAATCGTTGATGCAGAAGCTTTAAAAGAAGCTGCGATTAGGAATGCAGAATCCACACTAATTGAGAAATACTCAATAGACATTAAAAATGCCGTTAATCACTTGTTAGAGCAAGGCCCCCCACCAGAAGGTGGCGAAGAGGAGATGATGGCCGCAATGCTAGGCGGCCTAGGCGGAGGCGATCCAATGGCCGATCCTGCAGCTGCAGCAGGTCCAACCGAAACCCCTGAATTTATGGGAGATATACCTCCAGCGCACGGCGATGGTGAAAAATTGTGCCCATGTCCAGAAGAGGACCAGCCAATAACTATAGATCTAGATCAACTTGGCGCAGCCCTTCAGTCAGCAGAAGCAGAAGGCGATATGGGCATGCCAATGGACGCTGCAGGAACTGCCGCAGAGATCATGGGAGAAGAAGGTCCCCCGGAAGAACAATACTTAGTGCAAGAGTCACTTTTAATAGACATTTTAGGAGAAGGTTACGATATGAGTGAAGTTAATGAAGATACCCAGCAAGAGGTCTTAGAAAACGAAGATGCCCTTGAAGAAGAATACGATTTGAACGAGTTGTTAGATCTTGAGGAAGACGAAAATCTAGAAGAGGCCGATGAATCATTTGTCAACACTCAAGATACGACATCTGCAAGCGCTGTAGAAACAGACATCAGAACAGAAACCGGTGCAGATGTAGGGACAATGGAAGAGCAACTTCAAGCGTATCACCACCACTATAATGAACTTTACGAACAGCATGCTCGACTTTTTGAATCGCATGCGCAATACGAACAAGAATATAAAAATTTATATGGCCATTGGACAAATGGTCAAGAAGCTTTACAAAAGCTTCAAGAAGAGAATGAGAAGTATAAAGGTCTATTTGTAGAAATGAAAGAAAAGCTCAATGAAGCAAATCTTCAGAATGCAAAGCTTTTATACACAAACCGTGTTTTAGACAGTATCTCCCTGAATGAGCGACAAAAAGATAAAATTGTTGAAGCTGTGCAAAAAGCCGGTTCCGTTGAAGAAGCAAAAACTATTTTTGAAACCCTTCAAAGTGCAGTGGTAGGCACAAACTCTAATAAGAGAGAGCCTAAATCCCTAAACGAAGCAGTACAAAAACGTTCTTCAGCATTCTTGCCTCGCAAAGAGGCGAAATCCGATCCGCGTTTAGTGGATAGGATGCAAAAGTTAGCTGGCATCAAAAACAACGATGCTTAAACAAACAAAGGAGGATATATAATGTCTGTTTTAGAAAAACTAACTGAAGGAATTGTTGATCGGAACCTCGCAAAAGAAGGCAACGCTCTACTTAGCAAGTGGGAGAAAACTGGTCTTCTTGAGGGAATCAACAAGGACGATAACCGTAGCGGTATGGCGCGTCTCCTCGAAAACCAAGCCAAAGAGCTTCTTCGTGAAGCTAGCTCAATGGCCGCTGGTGATGTGGAAGGCTTTGCTGCCGTTGCATTTCCGATTGTTCGCCGTGTATTCGGTGGACTAATTGCTAACGATCTCGTTAGCGTTCAGCCCATGAGCTTACCCTCTGGACTGATCTTTTTCCTAGACTTTACCTATGAGGCTGGTCGTCACGGTGTAGATGGTGGCGACTCTGTTTACGGTGGTGGCGTTGTTGCCACACAGTTGACCGGCGGTGTTACTGACATCAGTGAAACTGGTGGTGGTTTTTATAACCTTGCCAATGCTTACTCTTCACCGACTGGTTCTGTTGTGCCTAGTGGCACAGATGCTAATGATGCTACCAACGGCGGTCTTGTGGTTGAGGCAGTGCAGGTTGCATCCAAACTTGTAAGTGCTTTAACGGAAGAAGAAAAGAAGTTTATTCAATTCGACCCGGATCTTCTGGCCAATAACGCAGATGATACGGTTCTGGTACTGGACACTGATTTTCAAAAAGCGGACGATCTCAATCTGGACATGCTT